ACGATTGGTGTGCTACGACATCCTGCCGATCGATATGAGCGAGCATGCCCGCATCGCGGCTGAGGAGCATATCGATTTTGAGTTTCGGCAGATCGATGTAATCGAGGCAGACATCGAGGAGACAGATTGCCTATTGATCGACACGTGGCACACGTACAGCCAGCTCTGCGCAGAGCTACAGCTCCACTCGCCACGTGTAAGAAATCTTGGGCACATTATCCTACATGACACGTACACGTTTGGTTATGTCGATGAGCCTGCGTATCCTCACGCATCGAGCTCAGCGTTGCGATGGGGAAAAATGAGCGCTAAGCGCGGTCTGCGATTAGCGCTCACGGAGTTTATCGATAGCTCGCCCGACTGGCGCATCGTGCTAGATCATCCGCACAATAACGGGCTCACAATCCTGCGCAGATCAGCCTAAGATCTCACGCAGGAGCCAGACGCACCAGTAGAGAGTCCAGCCAAGGGCCGCGGCGAGCAACCCAACGCCGCACCAAGCCAGCGTCTCGTCATATCGTGTCGGTGGTGAGCGCTCATCCATTACTGTTATTCCTAAATACCGCAGCCTTCAATCTGTTATGAAGACTTGCCATTACCCAATAGCCATTATTCGTTTTCCAATCCACTGCATAACCGGAACCGCCATTGAATTGCCAAGGGCCCTGTATCGCAGGCCGTCTGGTGATTCAGTCTTCTTGCGCCAAGGTATATTGGTGTAACCATCTGGAAAGCCTTGCAGTCTTTCGCATTCAACTGGAGTGAGGCGGCGGACGGCTGTTGATGTTGCAACTGCATGGCTATGCGCCTTTGAAATCGTTGGACACGGCTCGCCTTCTTCACCAATGCCAGAACCCATGCGGCCAGTTGTATCGCTTGGCCTTCCTTGCATGGACATACTGTTAAGCGGTATCACTTGCGAGTACGCCGCCGCTATCTGATTAGTGCCCATGTTGATTGACAGTGTTCCGGTGAACTCATGAGTAAAGCGACTTTCGCCACCTATTCTGCGTGCAATGCCCGGCTCAAAGGCTGTGGCAACGTGCTCTTCTTCTGCAATCATGTGTCCACATTCTGCATCTTGCACTTTGCTACTGCGACAAGTGCGCGCTCCAATAGTTCCGGCAACTTCTTTCCCCTTTTCTCGGCTCGGCGCAGGATTCCTTGACACGTTTTCTGACTCAAATAAAACCTTTGCGGCACGGCTTGCGTCTCCAAAGTGTCCGACAACGAACACACGACGACGGCGCTGGGCCACTCCGAACCATTGAGCGTCAAGCACTCGGTAGGCCCACCCATACCCCAGCTTTGCCAGCGACCCGAGGAAGGTTCCAAAATCCCGTCCTCGGTTGCTAGACAATACTCCGGGGACGTTTTCCCAAACGAGCCATCGAGGTTTAAATCGTTCAGCAATCGCCAAATAGGTGAGCATGAGGTTGCCGCGGGGGTCGCTAAGTCCTTGCCTGAGCCCTGCAACGCTGAACGACTGACAGGGGGTTCCTCCGGCCAGAACGTCAATTGAACCAATTCCTCCACTATCCCACTCCTTATATTTTGTCATATCGCCTAGGTTTGGCGTGTCCGGGTAATGGTGCGCCAAAACTGCCGAAGGAAACGGCTCAATCTCAGAATACGCCACCGCCTGCCAGCCTAGTGGGCGCCACGCCACAGTAGCAGCTTCAATTCCTGAGCAGACGCTAAGATATTTCATCGATACCTCACGCACGCATACCAGCCATTGCGCCCCCTACTCACCGCAATCTCGATCGGTGTGCGCTGCCCGTAGTAGCAGCAATTGCGGATCGCCTGCTGCGCACTGGCTGCGGAAAACCCGACGCCCTCATAACGGTAACTGCCGCCACGATGAGCCATGCGCCCCTGCGCCGCACTTGTGCTAGCGCTCTGCTGAGCGCTCTGGCCGATCATCAGTCCTGCAAGTAACGTCAAAATCACGGATCACCCCTCGCACCCAGTCCTGCACCATCAGCTGATCGCCCACGCGGACGACACAATTCTGCCTAATGGCATCTCTCATGCGCTGTATTTCGCGCTCGAGTTTCAATATGCGCTGATGCGCCTCCAGTAACCAATCTGCCTCATTGCTGGTCATATGTAGCCCTCAGCATCTCGAGACATTTGATCGCCTTGTCGATATCCTGCACGCCATTTTTCAGCGTATGACGCCAGACGTATTTGGCCGCATTACCCGCCAGATATGCTCGGTATCCAAGTACACCAAGCCCTGCCAGTTGCGCCCGAGCGCAATCGACATCAGAGCCATCACGCGGATCATAATGAGCCGGGTTGATCGGATCCATATCCCATCCTCCTAAGAACACGCCTCAGGCGTTGTACTGCGTTGCGCCAGTTTCTTGACACTGCTGCCCGCACCTGCCCTAGATCCTTGGCAGCACACGCAAACGACTTATCATTGAGCCATGCCTCGACTGCATAGCGTTCATGTGGCAGACAAAATAGCAGAGCCTTGCCAACATCTCTAGCCACAACCATTGAGTGCTCTTCAGATCCGATGATGTCCTCATATGGCGCAGCTAGATCGTAGTCGCCGATCGTGCCCACTCGCATCGTTTTGCGACGCTCAACCTGCCGCTTGACATGATGCGCGCGCTCACGCCTGACGATCTGGTATACCCACGTCGAAAACGCACCACGGGCAGGATCGTAAGAGTTCATGTGTCCAAGCACCCATGCGATCATCGATTGTGTCCAGTCCTCAGGATCTAGGTCGATTGGCTGGAATCGTCGCGCGGCTGCGTACACTAAACGTAGCTGATCGTCAGTCATAACACTCTCGGCAGTATGGTCGGAGATGCCCAGTGCCATCGTCCTCGCTGCCACCATACTCCTCGACCTTGGAGTGCGCCCACAAGGGCAGAGATTTTTTATTGCGAGTCATTGCCCGGCGACAATTGCAGCAATCCATGATGATCGCATCCTCAGGCAATTGCAGCACACGACCTGATGCGTCCATCGTCGATACTACGACTCCGCTATCCTGCATGCGATCACGCACCTCGAGGTATTGCTGACGAGCCAGCAATAGAGCCTTGGCCTCAGTCGCATCGATGCGCTCGATGCCCCGGCGACCCTCCTGCGGCACAGTACTCGATGGTCGTGTCGCTCGGACAGATACGCGGATCTGATCATCAGGATGTGTCGCCATCGCTAATACCCCATCAGATCAGCAAGATCAGAGCTCAGAGCGTGACGGACCGCAGCTCGATGTTCTTGTAGCGCATGTCGTATCTCCTCAGCTACACGCAGCACCTCGAGCGCCGCTGCTACTTCGTATGGATCACAACTCACGTAGTGCATGATGTCTCCTCCTCAGTATCCTCACCACCGATCGCCCAGGTACTTGACAAATGCTCAGGCCAGAACAGAATCCGTTCTTCTGGCTTAGCTGAGCGATTCAATTGCGTGCTTAGCTCACGCGCAACCTCCTCCGTGAGATTGCTAATCATCGACCACTGCTTGCCACGATGCTCAACCATGACTTGCCATAATGGGCGCATAGATGCAGTCCTGCAAACAAAAAACGGTGACCATGGATGACAGTTCAGCGGCAGCATGCCCGCAGATTGCCTCGCTACAACGAGTAACAAGGCCCATGGTCACCGTTGGCTCAAATAGTCTCCATGCCTTCTGGTATAGCAATCATATCATAAACGTATTGCAGGCAGTGCAGAAAGTCGTACGCTCTCGATCGCTCCCAAAACCTATTGACATTGTCGTACAATGTGTATTTTACAAAGTTGTGATCATAGGTTAGTCTTTTAACGTCAAACCAATACAGAGTGTTATCTTCGATCACTACTTGCTCATCATTAAACTTAATAGCCCATACTCCAAAAGACTTGTGAATCTTCCAACCTTCGTCAGTGTCATCCCGTTCGATCATGTCAACCGGAAAAATAATCGTGCCCGACTTCCGCCTGTTACATGTGACACAAGCCGCAACAAGGTTACAAGGATTGTCGCTGCCGTTACGTGAACGCGGAATTACGTGATCGACTTCAAGGTTTTCCGATCCTGGCCGTGAGCCGCAGTATCGGCATGTAAAGTTGTCTCGATAAAGGATCTTGAACTTATCGCCACACTCAATCCCCATAAAGATCCTCCCGCTCCATCTCCGCGTCACCGTTAGTCTCGCGCCAACAAGAGCGGCAAAGACCATCGGCAATCATGACTCGCTGAGCGCCACACTGAGCGCAAGAGTCCTTGTGGTCAATCCATGGGTCTGTCATCTGTTCCTCCAGATACGCTAAGTGTTCCAAATATTTTTTGAATAGCTACGTCAACAAAAAATCCCAAATCTTGTTGCGTCCCCCCCTTTTCTGCCCAAAGCAATCGTAATGTTTTTACTGTTTGAGCGCTAAGGCGAAGCCTAACTTGCACTTTGTCATTTTCTTTTTTACTTGTTTCTTTTTCCATTTCTTCAAGTAAATCTTTAAATGCAAATATTTGATTCATGTAACTATCCCCCACGATTCAAAATGATTCTTCATGCCAGCTTTATGAAAAGCTTCGCATGTATCATTCTTTCTAAACATCCTTATATTTTTTCTTGATGGATCAAATAAATTTAGGGCATTATAATATTCTGAAACTTGAACAGATCCCCCACGTTTAATAATGCCTCTATTGTGCTGTTTGTTTCTCATATAGGTAAGATGTACATCTGGAATTTCAATGACCTCTGTGGGCTTGCATAGTGCTAAAAAACTTAAGCAAGCATATTCTCTATCATTTGGCTTTAAAATCCATGAAGATACAAATGCCGCTCTTACTGGAACATTTTGGCCGTTTGTCGAAATAGAATTTTTAACTGAAATAGCTGCCTCTAAAGAATCAGCCATATTGAGTGCTGGTAATGGTTGCACAACTGTGGCACCATAACACAAATAGTTAAAGAATTTTACCAGTTGTGCTGATTGTTTTGGTATTCCAGCAGTATCTGATAAAGACCTTCTTGTGCCAGTATCCATGTATCTATAACTTTCATCGCGTTCGTTAAAAGCCACAGCCAAAATACATGGTTTTTTTGAAGCAAAAATGCCAGCTAAACGATGCTGGCCATTTAGCAATCGCCCATCATGAGTAAATGCAATTCCTTGTGAATGAATTCCCCAGTTTCCTGATTGAATAATTTCTTTAAATTGTTTAACTTTTGCAGTTATAAAGGGGCGATTATTCCAATTATTGTTTTCTAAAATAGACTTTGCAAGTTCTGGACTAATTAAAACATAATGCGACGTTCCATATTCTGTAAATCTGCGCAGAGATCGAAGTTGATCGATGTTTGCTAAGGCAGCAATTAACTGCTCGTCTGTAATGCCATTAAGCATGTTCATGATTCGCTCCTCTAACATCCAAACCTGCCGCAAAATCACGGCATCTCACGCCCGAGCCTCGATGCTCGGCTAGTACCCGGCACAGTTGGCACTGTGTGTCTGTACGCGTGAGAGCGATGAGTGACTGGGTACTCACCGCACCCCGGAAGCCTCAGCGCTGAGACGCTGCCAGTCCTCGGGGCATTTCGATGTGCGTGCCGGATCGAGGTGGACCACGTCCGGCATCAGACTCCTCCGTGAGTCTCTGATCCCGTAAGCACAGG